CAGATGTTTCTGCTGTTACATTCCAACAGAAACCATAAGTATCTATAAATGTATCACCTACATTAATTCCTGGTAATGATCCTGTAAATGATTCACCTTGACCAGTGCAACATGATTCTACAGTTAAATTAGATGGACATGGATTAGAAATAAGACATGCCGCACAATTTTCATATGGAGTATCAACAAATCTTACAGTATCTATAGGATCTGATGTTATTCCTATAATTGTCCAACAGTTACCTTCTGTATCTGAAAATGATCCTGATGCTGGTAAATTTTGAGTATTTAAACTTATAACTTCAAATACTGCTTGTTCACAACAGTTTTGAATTCTTACATTTGTAATTACTGGTATTGGCGCACAAGATTTAGTAATATCAAGTGTATATGAAAAATTACATTGAGCAGTTAAACCATCAATATTATTAGTAGGACAATTTACTCCAACATATAATAGTGTACCTGCAGGTAATGTTACATCAGTTGTTTCTAAAGAAAAACATGTATCAAATTTTCCTGATGCTCTAACAGGAAATAATTGTGCTGGAATTAATGTAAATGTATTAATTGGTGTCACATCTGATGAAGAAAAATAATTACAATCTACATATGATACACCTATTGAAAATTGGCAAGGAACTGGTATATCAGTTATAGGATCTATTGCTCCAGCTCCATGTGCTATTCCTTTTAAAGTTATAATATCATTTACATCTACATCTACAGGTAATATAATTGCCATAGATGTTTGACCTATTGGAACATTTAGTATATTACCATCTAATGCTTGAGTAACATAATCTGTAGGATTAGACATCCAACTATAAGTTCCTCCTATAAAGGCATAATTATTAGTATTATTTGGTCCATTACTGGTAATAAAACTACTAGCTAATGTTGCTACTTTAATATGATCAACTTTGCAATTGTCTTGTTGAGATATATTTATTTGTGTACTCATCTTAACTTATAATATATAAGTAATTAAAAATCTAGTTCCTGATGGATCATAAGGCAAACCTACTATAGTATTATTTACTCCTGGATCAAAATTAATTGTTACACCTGCATCTAAAGTTTGTCCATTAACAGTTCCTGCTGTAGCTCCTACATTTGCTATAGAAAATCCATATGTACCATTTGGTATTGAACCTGGAAGGGTTTCATATATAATTACAGGAGTTCTTTGTTTTGGTGGACAACAAACTCCTGCTGTCAAAGCATCAATAATACCTTGAATACCTTGCAACATTTTTAATTGCCACGGGAAGTTATTTCCTTTTTGACCGTCTGTTTTTAAATTTCCTACTGACATAGTTGTTAAAGTTTAATTATTAAAATAAATAGTTATACTTTAATCAAGTATAAGATAAGAAATTTTTAATACAGCATTTAAGGTTGTTGTACCTGATGCATTTTTAAATTTAATTGCAAAACTTCCATTTGCTATACCATTTGTAGTTACTAATGGCATTCCAGTAGTACCAGTATAATCAACAGTTAATAATATTTTAGATGCTGTAGTTACTTTACTATTATTTACTATAAATGTAGTTGTAGCAGTACCTGTTAAAGTACTTGGAAGAGTTGTTATTGTTCCATTATGTGCATTAACTGTAACAGCAGTAGTTATTGAAGTTATCTGAGTTACATTTGCTGTATCATACAATGATTGTAAGGGGGCAGCATTTACTGCAAGTGATAAATATGCATCATCTCTAGAGGGATCTTTTGCACCTACTGCAAGTAAATTAGTTGTTTCTGCAGGAAGAGTATCCCTATAATTTCCAGCTTTAATCCAGGAAATAAAATTTAAAATATCCATGATTATTTATTTTTTAAATTATTATACATTGTATAATGGAATCTTATAATCTGTTCCATTAATTTTAATTGTTAAAAACTTAGCCAATGCTGGTAAAGCAGATCCACCAACAAAATCATTTGCTGTTGTTGCAAATCCTGTTGGACTTCCTGATGCTCCTACATAGTTAGCCGAGCTACCTATTACAAGTTGATTACTTCCATTACCTAATGCGGCAGTTCCAAGAATTATTGAACTACCTGTACCATCAGTAGTTGTTGCATTATTTCCTATAACTACAGTATTAGTTGTTGAACCTGTAGTAGATAGTGCAGCAGAACCAATTGCTATGTTATTTCTACCAGCAACATTTTGAACTAAAGCACTGTCTCCAATTGCTGTATTCTGATAACCATTTGTATTTAAAAATAATGCGCCTTGACCCATAGCTGTATTAGCATAACCAGTATTATTACTAAGCAAAGCAACTCTACCTATAGCTGTATTGCTAGTTCCCGTTGTATTATTTTGCAGTGAAAAAGAACCAATTGCTGTATTATTATTTGATGTATTTGATACTAAGGTATTATGTCCTAAAGCTGTATTGTCATTACCTATGAGATTAGAAATTAAAGCACTAGTACCTATAGCTGTATTAGAAACACCAGATGTATTTGATGATAAAGCTAATCTACCAATTGCTGTATTATTTTGTCCTATAGTATTAAGTTTTAAAGCACCATCTCCATAAGATGTGTTAGTTGGAAGGTTACCTTTACCATTAGACCATATTGTAAGATCTGTTGCATTAGTCTCAACCCAATAAGGTAATCCTGACCCAGGAATTCCTTGTATACCTTGAGGACCTGTAGCACCTGCTGGCCCAGTTAAACCAGTAGCACCAGTAGCACCTGTTGCACCAGCAGTTCCTGCGGCACCTGTTGCTCCTGCTGGACCTGTTGCTCCAACTGCAGCAAGTAATGCCCAGTTACCAGGATCTAATGTTGGATCTAATAGTGATGGACCTACACCTGCAGGATTATAACAGAAATAACTTGCACCTCCAAAAGATACAGCATCATTTTCTAAATAACCTTGGAATGGATCCCAAATACCTTGCCAAGTCAATCCAGCAGGACCAATAGGACCTGCTACACCTTGTGCACCTTGTGCACCATTTGCTCCTGTAGCACCAGTAGTACCAGTAGAACCTTGAGGTCCAGTTGCTCCTGTTGGGCCAACAATACCTTGTGGTCCCGTTGCACCTGCAGCACCTGCAGCTCCTGTAGCTCCTGTTGCACCAGTAGCACCTATAGATGTTAATATTGCCCAGTTACCAGGATCTGAAGCTGGATCACTTGCAGATGTTACACCTGCAGGATTTGTACAAAAATATGTAGAACCTCCAAAGGCTACTGCATCATTTAATGCATATGGTGTCATAGAAGTCCAGTTACCTTGCCAGATTAAACCTGCTGGGGCTACTGGTCCTTGTATACCTTGGATACCTTGTGGTCCTGTTGCTCCAGTTGCTCCTATTGGACCTACTGGTCCTTGTAATCCATTAGCACCTGCTACTCCGTTTGCACCTGTTAAACCTGTTGGGCCAGCTACACCTTGAATTCCTTGAGCACCTACAGATCCTTGTGGACCTTGAGCTCCAATAGGACCTGTTAATCCAGTTGCTCCTGTAGCACCTGCTACACCTTGCAATCCTTGAATTCCTTGAGACCCTTGAGGACCAACAGCACCTTGAGATGCAAGTAATGCCCAATTTGGATCTAAATCAGGAGTTGTAAGTGTAGGACCAACAGGATTAATACAAAAATATGATGCTCCACCATATCCTACAGCATCATCAAGAATATATGATGATCCTGAAGCCCAAGCACCTTGCCAATTTAATCCGGCAGGACCAACTGCTCCAGCTACTCCTTGAATACCTTGTGATCCTGTTACACCTTGTGCACCAGTAACTCCAATTGGACCTTGTGATCCAGTAGCACCAATATTACCTTGAATACCTTGAACACCTTGATTACCTTGTACACCAGCTACACCTGCAGATCCAGCAGTACCTTGGTTACCCTGAATACCTTGTACTCCCTGTACTCCTTGAGGGCCTTGAACCCCTTGAGGACCTTGACCTATTACACCAACTGCTGCTACAAAGTTTTGTACTGTAATAGCTGCAGCTAAATAACCATCATCTCTACGATCATCTTTAAGACCAATAGGCATAAGTGTTTCATTAGGATTAACAGTAGTTACTACTCTTCTTCCTTTAATCCAAGAAATAAAATTTAAGATATCCATGATTTGTTTTTTTATAAGTTTATATGTATAATATACTAAAAATTATTCAAATAACAAAATTATTAAATAAAAAAAAGCCCTGCTGTTACCTAGGGCTTCTCATTAACTTAAAAGAATAACTAACCAAAGTGACTTCTAAGTCAAATCCATAGTCCTATAAGAAAGGACATTATGATTATTATAAATATACAATAGTTTGCAATTGTGTTTCCTATACTATCAAATTCAAAGTTTTTACTCATCTTATTAAAGACTGGTTTTGACATAGCATTAGCTATTAACCATAGTAATAATATTACTGCACAAAAAATTATAATAACAATTGTTTTCATAGTGTATCTATTCGTCTCTGTAAATATACTAAAGCTTTTTCTAAATCTTCTTTTTTGTTAAAACTTTTTTTACCTGCTCTTGCTAAGTACTTTAAAACATTACCTAAATAAAAATCTTTATCTAGTTTCCATGCCTCTAATACATTGAATACTTCATAGTTTGTATCTTTTCCACCATAGTATTCCGGACGGGAATTAAAGGGAGGAATATTTTTTCTAAAGTCATGTATTTCTTCATGTGGAAGAATAATAGTTTTATAATCCTTTGCATTATTATTAACAGGATTATAAGTTTGTATTCTCTCTTTAATAGTTTCTTCAGATAGTTCTTTAGAATTAATTGTATTAGTAGAAGTATATTTTTTACTCTTCCAATCTTCATCTGTTATATTTACCATATGATTGCTATATCCATTTCATTCAACATTAACTTGACACTTCCATCAATATCAACTTTTTCTGCATGTTCTAATTGACTAACTGCAATATATACTACATCTCCTGCTACAACATCTTCTACTTTATCTCCTATAGCATAAATAGTAAGTCTATTCCATTGCTTCATTGCTTCATACATTAGTGCATCATTATCTTTTTCAGATAACTTAATTGTAGATTCTTTTTTTACAGGTACTTCTATTAAGATTCTTCTTCCTCTTAATGTTTTAAATTTGTTCATACTTTTATTTTAGGGTTATTACTTTGTTTATAGACATTTGAGAAATAACTATTTGTCCTATGGCATGCTCAAATAAAATGCTTCTAACTGGATTTCCTCCAGCTAATATATATTCTTCTCTTAATAGATTGGCTGCTTCTGCCATAAGTTTCTTAACTTTAAAATCTGATGTATCTTCTGATAAATCAAAATCTATTTCCATTAAAGTTTCTCCAAAAGATACAATCTTAGTTTCTTTAAATGCTACTTGTTCTTCATTATCGCATTTATGAGAGCCATCACAAAATCCATCAGGGTTTTGTGTTTTTCCACATGCACATTTTATTTCATCTGACATAATATATTTGTTTAGTTTTTACAAATATATAATTATTTTCCTTGACCTCTATATATTTTTTTATATTTTTTTGAAGACTTTAATTGAGAGGTTCTACTTTTAGCATGTATCCCTGGTCTAGAAATACTTTTTTTTACTTTTGTGGTCAAGCCACTGTCTTTAATTTTTGCCATGATTATAATATATTAACAGTTCCATTTTCTTAATGCAAGAGTCTTTCTTGTAGGTTCTCCATTTGGTTTTTTAGCAGGGCCTGGCATACCAGACATCCTTGCGCAAAAACTTTTTCTTCTTTTAGCATCTTTACTACCTGGTTTTAATTTAGATGGTTTAGTAGTTACTGCTGTCTGAAGTTTACTACCAGGATTAGCTGCTCTATAAGAAGCTACACCTTTAGCATTCAATCCTCCTTTAGGATCTTTACCTTCTTTTCTAGTCCAAGCTGCTGTCTTTGCCATTACTTTTTATTTTCTAGAGAAGAACCCTTTCTTAGGTGCTTCTATTTTAGTAGTCTTTAGTTTTTCAATTATCTTGTTTGCTTCATCTTCAGCATAAGTTATAACCTCTTCTTCTTTATCTTTTATATCCCAGTTATTTAGTAAGATACTCATGTGCATAGTTTCATGCATAACAGCTGTGGCTTTTTCTGTAACATTATATCTTTTAAAGGTACCCATGTTTAAAAATAAGAATGGTTTGTATGGGGATTTAGCTGTAAGTTTTTTATCTGCCGGATCATAGTTAGTTAATCCATATAAGTAAACTCCATTACCAACAGTCTTATCTACTTCTTCAGCTTGGGCATCAGCTCTATTTAACCCGTGCATCTCTTTTACTTTATAGTAGTCAAAGACTTCAGTAGCATCATTACCTATAAGTAAGATATACTTACCCATGTCAACTTTTTTCACATTACTTCTTTTTAAATTTTACTGTACCACCCTTTTTTAGTTTAATACGTTTAGGTGTTACTCCATTAAAAGTAGGTACTGGTTGAGGTTTTGATTTTACTTTAGGATTTTCTATTGGTTTGGGTTTAATAGGAACGCATTTTTTTAATTTAGCATCCCACTCTTCATTTACTTTACAAGGATTCATAACTTTTAAGTTTATATTATAATATACTAATAATTATTTACAAATACAAATATCAGGATATAACCTTATGACAGGGGCCCTTGAGTAAGGCTATAACCTTATAATGTGTAATATAGTTTACAAAAGTATACTATTTTGTAACTTATATGTTACATTATGCATGTTTATTTATGCAAAATTCATGCAAATTATATACTTATAGTGGAAAATTCCCATCACTAAAACGGTTATATTCCGGTTATGGTGGAAAATTCTTACATAAGTATCTATTTCCCCCCAGGCACTTCCAACCAAAGTTGTACCCCCCCCCTTATGTCAAGTTTCTTGCACCAAAAACTGGACAAAGTTATTTGAAAATTTAGTATGTGAGATCAGGATGTGGATCCTCACTCCAGACCCCCCGGGCCCTCCGCTCGGGTGGGGTACCCCCCACTCAGCCTCACAGCATCCATTTCATTTCTGCTGCTCATCTGAAACTTTTTTCCCTCCAGGAAAAGAAGTTTACTATGTCCATGCAGAGCATGTCCATACCTTCTCATGCCTGTGCTTCCATCACAGTCTATAAGAAGGGACTAGCCTTGAACCTAGACTAAATTAAAATTTATTCTATGTTAAACTTTACTACTATTAAGACAGTGAACTGTCCTAACAATAGCAAGTTGTTGATTTGCTATCCAACTCAAGGTAAACCTTTCATTGTTACCAAATCTAAGCACAAGTCTTTAAAGCCTAATAATATCTACATGGTAGATATTAAGGCCAAGCCTTATGCTAATAGTACCAAGACATATGTATTTGCAATATATGTCCTTGCTACTATAAAGAAGACCACTACTAAAAAGTAGTGGTTTCTTTCTTTTCTTCTAGCCCTAATCATAAATTAAAATTTATTCTTATGGAAAATTGTAAACAATTTAGTACCTTAAAATTTAAGAAATTTAAAGGTTTCTTCATTTTAGATACCCGTAATCCTTACAGGATTAGTGAGCTATCTCTCAATGAAGCATTATATCTCAAAATGAGATATGGCACAAAACTGCGTTTTGTAACATGCCAAAATGGGCATGATTATGTTACTATCTAAATACTAACATAATTAGGGATTTCATCCCTTTTTTTTCCCTCTTTCTACTAGCCCTTAACTTGTTATGTAATGTTACACAACAAGTTAAATCTTAAATTATGACTAATTTAATCTTTTATTGGTACCTACTAATAGGCACCATTGCACACAATCCTCATCAAGATGATGATAGATGTACATATACCATAAATGGTATTAATGTAGAATATGCCTATAAAGGCGAAATTCTACAGTATATTGAAACTGGAAAGTTCCAATATAATGAAGACTTTAAGGACTAGGTCCTTAAGTCTTTTTTTTCCCTCTGTTCTACTAGCCAATAACATATCTTGTTTAATTTATAAATAAATTCAAAAAGTATGCTTACAGCAAAGTTTATGAAAATGGGTAAAGCAGGTGCTTTAGCCATTTATGAAGTTCAAGGAACTTCAGCAGAGTTGACTGATTATATCAGCAACAATTTCAAGGATGCACCTAAAGGTCCAGCCTTTAAATCAGCACCTAACGGTGATGCTATCTTAGATAGCAGTGGTAATAAAATACCATTGTATTTTACGGCCTATCCCTTACCAGGGAAAGACCTAAAGCACCCTTTGTACAAAGTACAGGCAGGTGCTAATATTGGAACATACACTCTTGATAAGAGTGATATCCAATATGAAGCTCTTGTTGCCAAGAGTATGGGTTCCAATTTGGGAGACCAAATTGCAACACAAATGGCACAGAAATGGGTTTCTAGTGCCCCAATCAACAAAGGACTTGCGTCATTAGTTGATGATTCAGATGAATCTGAAGATGATGCAAGTGAAACACCTGCAGATTTGACTTTGAAAACAGTCAAAGCACCCAAGTAAATTGGGTACAACAGTAAGGAACTTAGTTCCTTGCTGTTTTTTTTACAACCTACTAAGTGCCCTTTCTTTACTAGCCCATAACATAATTTGATTATTGGTTACTTTTGATAAAGTATTCCAACATAAAAGTATTAATATAATATTTTGTATTATAACTTATGTGAATAAGGGCTCTGCGTATACTTGCTACTTGCATAGTAGAAGGTTTTAGGTTGGTATAATAGTATTATTTATAGTATTAATTATATTCTTACCACGCGGTGTAGCTTTGTGACTTTGGTACTGATAATCAGCTAGTTATAAAATAAGATTTGTGAGAAAAAGAGTGAATGTGATATTTACTAATAACCTACTTGCTATTTTATTACTTGAAAGTCTCAATAATAATGTTTAAGAAACCTATATTACTTATAGTATATAGCTAAACTAGTAACCAATTAAATAAACATATATGAATTCAGTTGAAAGAATAACTATTATAGAAGATTATGCTATACAGTGTAATGTCTCTATTGAGTCTCTTATACAAGAGAAAGAGTTAGAGGGTTTCCGGGAAGTTAATAGATACCACCATCCAGCAGTTGGATTAGTAGTAGTTCTAACTA